CTTGATGGATTAGAAAAGAAAGAAGTTGTGAAAATTAAATACGATTACAACTGCAAACATTACTTTGGTATTGTATCTGCCGAAAGCGAAGAAGAAGCAAAAAAAATATTGCATAAAGACCATACTGGGAATGGGGATAAGCTATGTAATTGGAGTAAAACAACAAAAAACGATTGTCAAAAAAAATGTCAACTAACTTTAAAAATAAAATAATATGAAAACAAGTGAATTAAGAATTGGTAATTACATTAAATTGATGCTGAACGATGAAGATTTTGCAATCGTTCAAGTTACTTTGAATGACTTAGAAGCTGTCGATAACAAAAAAGGTGTTTATGAGCCATTGCCATTAACAGAAGATTGGCTATTGAAACATGGTTTTTCTGTTAAGAATTTCGATTATAGCATACCTATTTCGGAATGTAAAGTAGTGTGGCTTACATTAATTCCACAAGATGAAGATTGTTCAGCATATTCAGTTTGTGTAACGCAAAAAGATGAAGACGAAGAAGACCAAAATGCATTTTTATCCGACATAAGCTATGTTCATCAATTACAAAACTTATACTTTGCATTAACTGGGAACGAATTGAAATATGAAGAACAATCTTAAATGTGCGGTGGCTTTTTTCTTTTTGTTTTTCCTTCACGGAACTTCAATTGGAAACTGTCAGCAAGGCATTTCATATAACACAAAAGTAGGCGAAGTTTATTTCGCTTACTGACTGTTATCCGCAGTTTTAATTGCGGTATCTGAAACTAAAATAAGAATTTTATATTTTACTTAAATACGTTAAACTAAAATAAGATTGAATCAAAGATTAAAGTATGTATATTATTTTTCAACCATTAAAATAACTAAAAATGAAAAAAGAGATTATTTATGATTTAGTATTAATTGCCCAGCATATAACCTATGAGGTTGAAAAGGCTGGTAAAAAAGTAAAGCCAAACGATTTGTATTTTGGGCTTATGGAATTTCATGAGGATTTAAAAAATGAATCCAAGTATAATTTAACCCGAACTGCAAACGAAATTTACTACCTTGCAAAACTTATTGAACCCGTTTTGGAATTTTTAAATGCAGAAATAACTGAAACCGAATTTAACGATAAAATGTACAACAAATGATACTAATAGTTTTCAAATATATTTTAATTTTCTTTGGGGCTTGCATTGGTCAAATAGCCTTAATGAGATTAATGGACGATAAAACGTTTAACCGTTTTTATACTCAGGTAATTTTTTACCTTATGCAATTACCTTTGATATTTGCTATTCAGGACGAATGTTTTACCTTAACTTTATTTTATATAATAGTACATTTGTGCGGTATGGCTTTCGGTCATAATTGCTACGAAAATATTGAAGTTTAGTTTTTTTGTTTATTATTAATGGGAGGTTTGCCGTAACTGGCAAGCCTTTTTTTATTTCATAAATTTTTGAAAACAAGTTGTTATATTTTTGAATAAATGTTTTTTTAATGGCTGATTCATATAATGACTATCCTCAAAGCGCAAGCGATAACGCCAAAAGAGCGTTAAAATGGGTTGAGGAAAATGGCTGGGGAACTTGTGGCGAGGCAACTGGAAAAGCAAGGGCGAACCAATTAGCAAACCGCGAACCAATTTCCCGCGATACGATTGCCCGAATGGCATCTTTTAAGAGACATCAGCAGCACAAAGATGTTCCGTATAATGAGGGTTGCGGTGGGTTGATGTGGGATGCATGGGGCGGTACTGAGGGTATAGAATGGGCAATAAGAAAACTAAAACAAATTGACAAAAAAGCGCAAAGCAAAAATATGATAGCAGAGTTAAATATTGTCGGGCAAATTGATTCATTCAGTAATTACAATAAACAATTGGTTGCTGAGTTCCTTAACCAAAATGCGCCAAATGAGGTTGTAATTAATATTGCCAGCGAGGGGGGTTCGGTTGTTGAGGGTATGGCTATGGGCGAAATGATTGCTAATTATAAAGGGAATACGATTGCTAAGGGTTTGGGCTTTGTTGCCTCAATTGCGACGATGTTATTAGTAAAGGCAAAAGTTGCATTAGTTTCAAAAGGTACTTATATCATGATTCATAATAGTTGGGGAATGGTTGAGGGCAATAAGCATGATTTATTAAAAAATGCCGAAACTATGGAACAACTGGATACAAATATGCTAAATGCCTATTTAGATAAAATTAAGGCATCAGGCAAATATGTAAACGGGTCAAGGGAACAAACCAAAAACAAGGTAAGAAAATTAATGGACGCGGAAACGTGGTTAAGCGCAGAACAAGCAATTGATTTGGGTTTAGTTGACGGGTACGTTGAAAATGAAGATAAAATTGTCAAAATGCATAATGAGGCAATTCTTAGATTGAGAGCGCAAGCTACGAATTACAAAAATTTACCAACAAATTTATTTAAAATGGAAGCTAAAAAATCAAGCAGATTATTAGATTCTTTCCTTAACTGGTTTAGGGCTGAGGAAATTGAAATCGAAAAGGAACTATCTATTGGCGAAGAGGAAAAAAACAAAGACCTTGACAAAATGGACGAAGTTGTAAAGGAAAAGGATTTAATGATTCAAGAACTACAAACAAAACTTGAAGAGGCATTAACAAGACTGGCAGACCTTGAAGCCAAATTTGAGGCTAAATCAAAAGAGGTTGACGAAATGGAAATGCAAGCAAAAGGAAAATTAAACATTTACAAAAATCAACAAACCAGCGCAAAGGTTGAAAACAAATATAGCGCTGACCAACTTGATTCAGTAAATGCGATGTTAAAACAATTATTCAATAAAAGATAAATTTTAAAACTATGGCATTCAGTAAAGAAAATTTTTATACAGAGGGTAATAGTCCTGAATATTTTTTCAGCAGAACAAACCCATTAGCAAACCCAGCAAATGCAGAAATTTTAAAAGTTTCTGATTGTTGTTGCGACGGATTTCAATTGGTTGCTGAAGTTGAAACAACTGCTGGCTCAACCGTTGTAACTTTTGCAAGCCCTACAAGCGGTTATGATACAAGATTTATTAAAGTTGTAATTAATGACGGACAAGGAAATTTTGTTGCTGGCGTTGGAACTGGTACGGTTTCAAGCATTACAATTGATACAACCTCATTAAATGCAAATGTAAACTGGACGGTTCAGGTTATCATTGAAACAACCGATAATGTTGCCGTTGATTGCCCTTGCAGCCAAGAATTTAGTTTCCCTTATAACGTAACTCAAAGCCGGTTCTCAGTTAATACTGTAACATTAGGCGCGCAAGTTGCTCAGTTGAGACAAACAAACGGAACAATTGTTGCTGACGGCGGTACTTACAATTTAGGTACTTTCTCAATCGGTACATCTGAGGCATTCTCAATTAACGTTTGGAACGTTGGAAGTCATGTTTTAACCGTTGGAGTATTAGGTAAAACATCTCAGGTTTTAACCTTTGTTAAACCTACAATTGGCGGTTCAACAATTTTCCCAAATAGTTATGTTACTTATACGGGAACTGTAAACACAAACTTAACCGCTGGCGCAAAAACTGGTACTATTACTGTAAATAGCGATGACCCAAGTATTGCAGCCTATACAATAACAATCGGTTATACCTTAGTTTAATTTATTAATTTAAAAAATTTAGAAAAATGGCAAATATTGAAAATGGAAGTTTTAATATAAACTTAGTAGGGGAACAAGCGCAACAATTGTTTTTAAACCCCGTATTTTTTGACGCTGATGTAAAGGATTTATTTGATACCTACCTTTTCGTAAACAAAAAACAAAAGTTTGGTTATGCCTCAGAAATGGGCAATATCTTACAAACGGTTGACGGCTGCGGTTGGACGCCAAAAGGAAACTTTGCAATCTATGAAAGATGCATTGAAACTGAATCCGTAAAGGCAAACGTTGAATTATGTTTTGACGAGTTCAAAAATACAATGTATCAGCAATTGCAAAATGTAGGAACAAGACGCGACAATATGGAGGGTACTATTTTTATGGATATTCTTTTAGCTCGCATGGTTCAGGCGATTAAAAAACAAATGCTTTTGCTTGCGTTTTATGGCGATAAGTCAAGCGTTGACAATGATGTAAATTTAGTTGACGGTATGTGGACAGTTTATTTACCTCAGTTAGTTGCTAACAACTTGATTCCTTACATCAACTCAAATTCAGGTACTCCATTGGGCGCTGGCGACGGTATTGATTTATTGAATGCAGTTTATAACAACGCAACAAATTATTTGAAAGCAACGCCGTCAAATAGAAAAGTATTGTTAGTGAGCGCAAACGTTTATGAGCAATATTTGATTGACCTACAAAACAACGGTATTTCCTCAGCGGGTCATTTAAGCCTATTGGTTGACGGAACAAGTCAATTAATGTTTAACGGAGTTGAAGTAAAACCTATGTATGATTGGCAAGCATACGCTCAGCAATATTTGGGTATTTCAAACGCAAACTTTGTTTTATATACTGAGCGCAAAAACCTTACTTTGGGAACTGATATTCAAGACCCATTTACTCAGGTTGAAACATGGTACGAAAGATACCAAGAAAAACTTTTAAGCAAGGTTAAAATGCAATTAGGGTTTAACTATAAGCATAACGAATTTTTGACCGTAGCATATTAATTAACAATTTAAAATAATAAAAATATGAGTTGTTTATCAACGGGTTATTCAGTAAGTTGCTCATTAAGTTGCGCGGGCGGTTTAGATAAATTTTGGCTTGCATCAGTTGAGGATGTTGCATCTTTGACAATTACTTCAGGCGAGGTAACTGCAATCTCAATGGTTTCGCTTACGAAATTTTATGAGTTTCAGCCTTATCAAGAAACTGCAAGTTTTACCGAAACTGGCGAAAGAACAAATTGTAATACAGTTATTACGCAAACTTTGGTAGGTTCATTTCCTTGCCATTCTCAGGATGTACGCGATGCTATTGCTGAAATGCAAGCGTGTTGTTGCGGGTTTGTAATTATACACCAAGAAAACGGCGGTGGTCGTTGGATTTGGGGAACTACAAACGATTTAACTACCTTAGGAATCGGATTCCCAGCGCAGTTGACTAATTTTGAAACTACAACTGGAACGGCTATTAATGACCAAAATCAAGCAACGGTAACATTGACGGCAAGAACTACGGTTCAGGCTTTACCACTTGATAGCGCGGTTGTTATCCCCGTATAAAACCCAATCAAATCACTATAAAGGGGGAATCAATCTTTTGATTGGTTTCCTCTTTTTTAAATTTTAATAGTATGTTTAAAGTTATTAAAGGAAAGGAAAATATAACGGTTCATTGCAATAAATTTTCCGTACTTTTGAAAGAGGCAACCGCTGACCAATTAGAACATTTATATCATTTAGGACATAAGTTTATTGAGGTTGCAAAAGGTAAAAAAATTGCAAATAAACATATTGACAATGCAGAGGAAACAAACGGCGATAAATAGAGGAAACGCAAAAGGCGAAAGTAAAAAAAACGTTCAAGCCTTTGCGGGTTTTGGGCTTAGTCCTTTTTTAGCCGATGACATTTTCAGAGAGCCTACAAAACAAAATTTGGATAGTTCGGTTATTGAATACATACCATTTTCAACGCTTGATTATTGGCGTTTGGATAGGTTGCAAGCAATATGCAATAACTCAGTAACTCAAAGCGCAATAATTCAACAAACGGTTAATTATTTCATGGGCGACGGTTATTTTGTTGTCCCGCGCTCATCTATGAACGTATTGCCGTCAGTAAGGCTTGCAGAGGCGCAAAAAGATGTTATAAGTATTGATGCCGAAATTAGTTTGAATAACTGGTTGATGCGTTTAAATCCTGAGGGCGAAAGTATTGACGAAATTACGGTAAAAACGATAACTGATTTTAAAAGTTTTGGCAATGCTTTTTTAGAATTAACGCGCATAAAAGTTGGAAATACAAAGGTTTATTATATTAGAAATTTGCCGATAACATGGTGCAGACCTAAAAAGGCAAGCGAAAATTATTATGCGCCTACTCATATCGGCGTAAATTCAGAGTTTGAAAGCCACTACTATACAACCCCAACCGCGCCGATTGATTTACCAATATTCCCGAAATTTGATGACTTTGGCGGTGGCGTTGAAAAGTCAATAATACATTTAAAAAACTACGAACCTACTTTAATGTATTGGGGGATTCCTGACTGGGTAAGCGCAAAAATTTGGGCTGAACTTGAATATAGAATACCAAAATTTAATCAATCAAAATTTGAAAACGGTTTTACACCAAGCGCAATAATTTCTTTATTTGGTTCGACAAATGAAGAGGAAGCGCAACAAGTTGTAAACGCAATGAAAGGTTGCTTTACGGGAACTGGCAATAATTCAAAAATGTTTATTCAGGCTTTAAGAGATGAAACCTCAAAGGCTGATGTGCAAATTTTAAATAACAATTATGACGGCGAATTTACTCAATTACAAAAACTTTCTCAGGAATCTATTATATCCGCTAATCGTTGGACTGCTGCTTTGACTGGCTTAAAAACTGCGGGTAGTTTAGGAACAAATCAGCAAATACGTTCTGAGTTTGATATTGTTTATAATACAGTTATTCGACCGTTGCAAAGAATGTTTTTAGGCAAATTTTTAAACCCCGTTATTCAAGACGCAAATAAATTTTTGGGCAATAACTGGAATAGCATTGCGCTTGATATATCTAAGGGTATGCCCGTTTCATTTGCTGGCGATATTAAGATTGACCAAGTATTAACGCAAGACGAACAACGCGCCGAAATAGGTTTCCAACCATTATCAAATCAACAAACTGAGGAAATAAATGACAACACTAATTAAACCCGCTGAAGTTGTTAATACGGGTACATTTAGAGCCGCGCCCGTCAATGCGCGTTTTGATATAAATGTAATCAGTCCTCACATACAAAGCGCTGAGGAACGTTTTATAATTCCTATTTTGACAAAGGATTTATACAATGATATGGTTGCGCAACAAAACCCGTTAATAAGCAATTATAACCCTGATGCGGGTGCATTGGTTGATAAGTTTTTAGGTTTGTCGCTGGCAAATTACGAATCGCTTTGGGAATTGTATTTGTTGCGTTTGGTTTCATATTGCGTTTATTATGAAAGTTTACCGTTTATTACTTTTCAGGTAGGCAGTAAAGGTATATTTCAAAATAATTCAGAGTTTGCAGAAAATGGCGGGATTTCCTCCGTTAAGTATATGCAAGATGTTATGATGCAAAGAATTGAAAATTTAACCGAAATAGTAAAAAAATACCTTTGTGATAACAAAACGGATTTCCCTCTTTTTAGCGACCATTATTGCCCATGTAATAATTGCGACGATTGTAATGATTATTGCCATTGCGGTTATTATAACAAATATTTGCTACCTTGCCCAACGTGTAAAGTGAGTAAAAATAATTCAACTAATATAATATTCTATTAAAATGAAAATAGTCAAACTAACAAACGGCAACGTTGTTTTAACTGATGCAAATGATAAGGTTATAAAAAAATTTATTACTGATTCCTATTTGCAATATTCCTCAAATACGGCGGTTGATGTTTATACAAATAGCGATAAAATTACAACGCTTTACACAAATGAAATAACTCATACAAGGATTGACCCAGCCTCAGATATTGCGTTTAACGGCAACGCATACGATTTGATTGACTTATTGGTAGGGTCTTTTTTTTTTAAGTTAAGCGGTAGCGGTACTCAGGATTTAATTAGCGTTTTAAGCAACGGAAATTCAGCTGGCAGTTATGATATTGACCTTAATAACAATGACCTCTTAAATACCAATACAATAACGGCAACGGGCGATTTAATTCTTAACCCCGTTGGCGCAATAAATGCAAACGGTAAAACCTTAGATATGACTGGCGGGGAAATTCACAAAGTACCTTTGATTCATTCGCAAAATAATGTTGATTTAGTTATTGAGGGCAAAGGAACTGCGGATTTAATTTTTAAGACAAATAACGTTAATAGGTTACTTATTACTGATACTGGCGTTTCAAGTTTTAATAGCGGGGTTTTAACTGGCGTTTCAACTATAAACGGTTTAACGCCAAATATAACGGTTTTGGCTCAGGCATCCCCAAATACAACGCATACGGGCAATACAAACAATACTTTGGTTTATTCTAAATTAATCAGCGCAAATATTGTTGGAACTGGTGACGGGTTACAAATAGCGACTAAATTTACAAAGCCGAGCGGGTCAACTGCAAATCCAACGGTAAGACTTTATATTAATACAAGCGCGAGTTTGTCGGGCGCAACGTTATTAGCAACCTATGTAACCACTAACTTAAATGGTCGATTCTTTTTAGTAGAAAGAACTGCCAATGTCGATGGTTCCACAACAAACTTTGTCGCTGCTGCCTTTGGAGCCTTAACAGATAGTGCTGCCTTATCAACTGGTGCTCCCAGTGATATTACGATTGATTGGACAATTAATCAATACATAATTATTGCAATTCAGTTGGGAAATGCAGCAGATAGTACAACGTTAAGAATGATAAACGTAATTTTAAATAAGGCTATATGATGACGGTACAAAATATTATTAAGAATGATTTGCAGTTAATTATTAACGGCATAAGCCATGAATTGAATACCGATTTTTACGAGGTAGTGGATTCTCAAAGCGTGCATATAAGTTTAGATAGCAACAAAAATATAAGAATTTTTGAGTGCGCCTATACAATAATTAACGGCGAAACTGCGCAAACGGCTGACGGTTTATTATCTTTGTTCGGATTAATTATTGAATAATGGATAACGGAAATTTAACTGATGTATTTGCTGGGGCTGGGTTGTTTTTATTTCAGGTTGCTGAGATACCCTTAGATAGCACAATTTTTGAGATTGTTAGTAAACTGGGCGTTGTAGCCGTTTTATGGTTTTGGTTGAAAGATATGAAGCAACAAATGAAAGAAATGTTATTACATTTTGATAAAGAGACCAGCGAATTAAGGGCGCAACACAAGGAACAAACTGAGGGGTTAAAAGGCATTTATGAAAGGCAAATAAATGATAAACAAAAAGAGGTTGACGAATTATTAAAAGCAATCCGCAAGAATAACAATTAAGTTTCTCATATATACATTTTTGGTTTTATTGGTTCGGGCAGTCTGAAAAGATTGCCTTTTTTATTTTTTTTTATTTTTTTTTGCAAAAGAGTAAAATATTAAAAACTTATTTTATATCTTTGTTATACATTTATAACAAATAAAACTTATATCATGAAACATTTTATCGACCTTAACTACAACATCCAACTTGCATTATTAGAAACTTACGGCGAGCGCGTTAAATCAGCCGTATTCGAGCAAGACGATACGAAATTCACAATGTATGATTTTGCATTCAGGTTTGACGCTGAGGAATCAAGTTACTTTGATTTAGACTTAGATTCCAAAACTGAATTAAAGCCTCAAATTAAGGCAACTAATTTCAAAGAAATATCAACGCAAATTGACCGCATCAGAGCGGTCGTAATTAAAAAAGATAACTGCATTAACGTAGTGAGAGTAAAGTAATTTTTTACCAATAAATCAATAACCAATGAAACCAATTTATTTTTCAGAAAATTTATTCCAATCGGAAATAGTTACCGATTTAGTTCCAGCATTAGTAAAGTTTAACGCCTTATTTCATGAGGCAACTTTAGTAAAGGATAAAAAGAATGAACATTTAAAAAATGCTTATTTGTCGCTGGATAACATTCTTAACGTTATTCGCCCGTTATTAACTGAATGCGGGTTATTTATAACGCAAGACCTCGCGGGCGATTATTTAACTACTATTATTTACCATGTATCAGGACAGTACAAAGGTTCAATGATGCCGTTTAGTCCTATGACTGGCAATAGAGGAACGAACCCGCTGCAAGATTTGGGAGGTGGAATAACTTACGCCAAACGTTATTCTATTTCGGCTTGTTTAGGTATATCGGTTGATACTGATACAGACGGCGCGGATTCTAAAATAAGTGCGCAACAATTAAAGCGTAAACCTACATTGAGCAATGAAAGGATTGACGGGCTGGTTAAACATTTACAAACCTTTTCTGAAAGTGAGCAAGCCTCAGAGTTTGAAAAAATCAAAGAAAAATTTGATATATCTCAGGCTCAGGTTAAAAATATTTACGAACGCATAAAATTATAATTAATGAAAATTCAGGTTAAAATTACAAGTGAAATTTACAAAAAGGCGTATCTAATAAATACGCCCTTACATAATGCTAAATTTAACGATACAACGGTTCATATTGACCTCTTTGGCAAATATGCCGATTATGTTACTAATTTGGCTCAGAATAACGATTTAAGCAAATCAAAGACGGTATTGTATATATTGGATTCAATTGAGGTAAATAAATCGCTTAGAATGGAAATTTTAAACATTGCATCAAAATACAAGCGCAGTTCCTCCAGCGGTTACTCAAAAAAGTTAATTTTGGAATCTATGATTATTTGCTACATTGATAATAATTAAACCATGAAATACAAAAAAGACTTTCGATATGATTTGGAGGTTGGTGTTACTTATGAACGCAAATTAGGCGAAATATTAAATAAGAAAAAAATTGAGGTTAAAACCGATTTTAAAGCCCTAAAAACTGGCAATGTATTTGTCGAATACGAATGCAGAGGCAGACCGTCAGGGCTTTGTACAACTGAGGCTGATTACTATTGCTTTTTTATAAGCGATACAACGTTTATAATGATTGAAACCGAAAAATTGAAAGAGGTTGCGCGGTTTTACTGGAATACGCCGAGAAATACAAAGGGCGGCGACCATGATTTAAGTAAGGGAATATTGATTCCTTTAAATAGTCTATTGACCTAAAAAATATTTTTTCAATTTTTTTTGCAAAAGAGTAAAATATTAAAAAAGTCTTTTTATCTTTGTTATACATTAATAACAAATCAAAATAATAAAATTATGGAAAACGTTAATTTGTATGAAATCAAAAAAAACCAAACGAATTTTGCTCAGGTTACAATAACTGGCAGTCAGTCCGCTGAACAATTTATCAGACAATTTTATTCGGATGATATTGAGGTATACGAATCCTTTTTTATACTCTTATTAAATGCAATGAATAATACAATTGGTTATGCTAAAATAAGTCAGGGCGGTGTAGTTAGTACGGTGGTAGATGTAAAAATATTAGCGAAATACGTTGTAGATAGTTTGGCAACCTCGGTTATTTTGGCTCATAATCACCCGAGCGGAAACCTTAAAAAATCGGACGCAGATAGTCAAATTACAAAAAGAATTAAAGAGTGCCTCAATTATTTTGATTGCAAGGTTTTAGACCATATAATTTTAACAAAAGAAAGTTATTATTCTTTTGCAGATAATGGAGATATTTAAAACTTTTTGTTATATTTGTGTAGGTTTTTGCAAGGGGTCGCATACTTCCAAAGACTAACGGGATTTTATTTACAATAACCTTTGCGGTTTTGGGTTTATGCGACAACCTAAAATTTGCAAAGGTTTTTTATTTTTAAAAATATGAGTATTTTAAAATTATTAGCATCAAGTTCATTTTTAACAGTCAATAAGGAACTGGCGAAAAAATTAGGTTTAGAAATTGCGGTATTCTATGCAGATTTAGCCTCAGCGCAAATTTATTATAATGATAAG